TTGGATTAGGACGGTATTCATGTGTTCAAAAGGACTGGATGACCACACCTCCGGTGAATTCGACGACTTGCGTGTGATCGCGGAGCCACTCCAAAGCCTCAGGCTCGCAGTCCGTGTCATCACCGCATACTTCCCCGAAACCGTACTCCTTAGCAGCCGCAAGCGCGGAAGGGTATTCGACCCACTCACAGCAAATCCCGACGGGATCAAGTTCCAACTCCACTCCGCAAGAGTCCTCGTAGTCTTCGAGATAGTCGAAAAGAGCGAAAAGAGCGGGGCGGCTGAATTGGGTTTCCCTCCCGCAAGCGCGGAAGGATTCGACGAATTGATAGCTTGTAACTGTGGTTTTCATGTTGTTTGAATCGGGCAGCGATTGCCCGCCAGATGCCACGCGGTTTCCCACATGACACCGGACGGGGAATCAGTGCGCGTCAATTGCCCTACCCTGACGGGCTAAGTCGAAACAATCGAACCGCTTGAACATGTCCGCGAACCGTTCCCACTGCCACTCGGACGGAGGCCGAACCGGTTCAAGGTCTCCAGACTCAGACACCGTGCACAGAACCGGAGTCACGCGGATAGATGAAATCAGGACTTGGGATTCGACGTTAAACGCGAAGTCCGGACACCAGTGACCAAGCGGACCGCCAATAGTTCCCATCGTCTGAGTTGTCTCGAATCCAGCACCGATCGAATCGAGGAACTTGAAAGCGGTTTCCCGATCGAAAAGTCCGGACATCTGGACATCCGAGATACAAGCCCAGAAAGCTTCACGCGGGAACTTCTCTTTGAGCTTGCGGCAGATTTGAAAGCGCGTCTCGCCTCGGACGTCGTCCAGCCGATCGAGAATGGCCCGTGGGATCGAACCTTCCTTTGCAAGATAGTTGTATTCCGAATCAAAAGGTTCCGATGGTTCGACCGGAAGTCCCGGCCAAGCTTTCAGGACATCCGGCAAGGTAGTCTCGCAGGGATGCCACTCGCACAAGTCCGGATGCTCTCCAGAGAAGCTGGCGACGATTGAGAAGCCGAGGCGGTATTTCAATTTGTACCTCCCATCAAAGCTTCGGCGAGGAGCCAAAGGATCGGGAGGAGGAGGAGGTTAAGCGCGATAAACGCTAGGAACGCACGGAGTTTGGATGATTTCTTCATGTTTGGAATGGCCTCAGTCTTTGAGGCGTGGGGAGAGAATGCGATGGGATACGATCCTTTGCAACGGGAAACGATAGAAAAGGGAAAAATAATTCTCAGGCATGCTTTGTGGGGCAAAGTGAAAGGCATGGAAATCGTCCAGGTTCAAAAGGTTAAAGGAAAGGGAAGCAAAGGAGGGAAGATTGGAAGGCCTCGAATTCCTGTTTCAGAGGCTGATCAAAAAAAAGCCCTTGAGGCTTGCAAGCTTGGGATTCCCCTTGAGCGGGTGGCTATACTGTGCGGTTTTCCTTCTGGTAATGCTGGTCGCTGGCATGACTTCCTAAAGCGTAACCCTGACTTTGCTAATGAGCTTGAGCTTGCAAGGTTGGAGGGAGAACTAGAACTCTCCTCCGTCGTTCGCCAGTGCGGCAACGGTTGGCAAGGTTCCGCTTGGTTGCTTGAAAGAACCCGTGGATATGTAGCTCGCGCTTCACTAGAACACACTGGGAAAGGCGGAAAAGAATTATCAATTAGCGGTAATCTGCTAGGAGCATTCGGTGGGCAGTCTAAATAGGATAGCGTATACGAATAAGCGGCTGTAGCAGTAGGACCACGGGGGAGGGGGACCACCCAGGTGGGGGGTGGGTGTTACCTTATACCCCCTCTCCCTCCCACAACCAATTTTATGGCAGTCAAGCAAATTAAGAAAAAGAAATCCTCTTCACTCGGCATGGGTTCGCATATCCCTGCTTGGAAGCAGCGTAAGCTATTGGAGGAGGCTCAGCAGTTGCAGAACTTCCCTAAGATGATGCTTGGCCTGCGTGATACCTATGCGTGGCAGGAGAAGGTGTTGGGAGCTTTGAATGAGAAGCACTCGAAGGTAGCTTTGAAAGCGGCGAATGGTTCTGGCAAGACGAGTATGGTGGCCGCGAGTGCGGTGATATGGCACATGCTCCGCTGGCCGGGGAGTTTGGTGGTTTGCACCGCTGGTGTGTATCGACAGGTGGCCGACGCTCTGTGGCCCCATCTGCGAAAGATGATCAATGGATTGGGGGGAGAGGAGAATGGTTTCTCGATCAAGGATGGCGAGATCCGCTATGTATATCCGAAGAAGGTCGATGGTCAGGAGTTGGTGAGCCGGTGTATTGGGTTCTCGGCGAGCAATCCTGAGAAGGCGGAGGGCTGGCATGTGCAGGGTCCGAGTGGTGATTTGATGTATATCGTGGACGAGGCGAAGGCGGTTCCGGACGGGATCTTCCAGTCGATGGAGCGGTGCCAGCCGACGCGGACGTTGCTAATGAGCAGTCCTGGTGGTAGCTCCGGGTATTTCTACGATGTATTCAGGCGGAATGATGGTAAGTGGCAGACCTTTACCGTTACCGCGTTTGATTGCCCGCATATTCGGAAGGAGTGGATCGATGATCAGTTTGCGAGGTGGGGCGAGGGTCATCCGCTGGTCCGGTCGATGATTTACGCGGAGTTCATGGAGGATGACGGGAGCCTCACGGCGGTCAAAACCTCTGACTGGCAGAAGGTTGTTTCTGGCCCACCCAAGGAGGAACTGGACGGGCACAGGTTGACGGCGGGTTGTGATTTCAGCGCGGGCGGGGATGAGAGCGTGATGGTGGTGCGTCAGGGTAACACGGTGAAGGGTCTGATCCGCTGGCGGGACAAGGACACGATGGCCAGCGTGGGTAGGTTCATATCGGAGTTCAGGAAGTGGAAATTGAAGGCTGAGGATATTTATGCGGATGTGGGTGGAATGGGTGTGGTGATGTGTGATGCGCTGAGGGCGGAGGGTTGGGATGTGCGGCGGGTGAACTTTGGTGAGCGGGCCATCCGGGATGATCAGTTCGTGAATCGGGCGGCGGAGATGTGGATTGAGTTCGGGCGGATGGTGGAGGAGGGTAAGGTGAATCTGGGACCGGTGGGGACGGATGAGGTGCTGTTGCAGCAGTTCGTGAGCCGGAAGGTGAGGACTAATGGGAAGGGGAAGCTGACGCTGGAGGGGAAGGATGAGCTGCGGGCGCGTGGGGTGAATAGTCCTGATCGGGCGGATGCGGTGGTACTGGCTTTCTGTGGTGGTGGTGGGAAGCGGATGGATGAGTATTTGAGGGCGGTGGGAGAGGATGGGCGGAGTTTGATGGAGAGGTTGGAGGATGAGATTGGCCCACTAGAGCATAGCGAAAAAGGGGTTGCGCTTGCTGGATGTGATGTTGGGGGATAACAAAGGGGAAGCATTTTATGATGAACGACAAACAGCGGAACGCGTTGCAGGGTCAGATTGTCGAGGCTGTGAGCCAACGCAGTCCGTGGGAGCTGAGGCAGACGAGGTGGTATGAGTTACGCCACAATGGGTTGCGCCGTGTGAATAAGCCCTGGCCGAAGGCGGCGGATCTGCATTGGCCGCTCATTGATACGGCGATTGAGAAGCTCAAGCCATTGTTCCTCCAGCAAGCTCTGGGTATGGATGTTGTGGCCAGCTTTGTGCCGATGCGCCAGCAGTTGAATGCGTATACGAAGGTGGCCGAGGATTGGTTCAATTATAAGATCCGGGAGAAGACCAACTTCATTGATGAGGTTCTCTCCTGGGTGGATTACACGCTGATGAGCGGGCGTGGGGTGATGAAGTGCTTCTGGAATCCGGGTGATAAGCGGGTGGGATTCGAGGCGATTGATCCGATGTATTTCGTGGTCCCGGCGTACACGGTGGATTTGCAGGATGCGGACTGGGCGGTGCATGTGATGCCGATGAGTGTTCCGGCTTACAAGCGGGTGGCGGCTCAGCTTGGGTGGAAGAGTGATGCGAAGACGATTGAGAAGATCCGTGGGAACCCGCAGCAGGATGACAACATTCCGGGGGCGGCGACCGAGGATGATGCGAAGCAGTTGCGCGAGGGTATTACTTACACCACGAACACGGATGGCGTGATTGTTTGGGAGGTTTATAGGAAGCGGGATGACGGGGTGTGGGAGGTTTATACTTACAGCCCTGCGGCGGTGGATCTTGATCTGCGGGACCCGATGGAGTTGCCGTATGAGCATAACCAGTTGCCGTTCGTGGACTTCCCGTATGAGATCAAGGACAAGGGCTGGTTCAGTCCAAG